AAGCTGCCATTACTAAAGTACACGTTCCAGCTGTAGTACTGACTGTACTCACTACAACTCCAAACCCAAGTTTCATCAGAATCTTCTGTAGGAAGTAAACACTCATCGGGACATCCAATTTCTTCCATTGCTTTGTTTATTTCATCACGATATGCGCGAAGAACTCCTAGCTCCATCAAACAAGGCAAATACCACTGGAGATCACCTTTTTGATAATTCCAACAACGTTTAGCAGCAGTCATTCCGTCAATATTGACCTGTGCTTCTACAATACGTTTGGTTAGATCAAATCCGGAGAAAGTTTGCATAGCAACGGACTCATTCTGCTCTTCAGTCAAGACCCTATCGGTGTTTCCCCATCGTTCTTGCCAGGTGTCAAACGCCAAAATACGGCTCATAAAATCTGTTGTTACGATAATGCCAATAGCATTAGTATAATCCATACCTCTTGCTCTGAAATCTGCGATTTCATACTGTTTCTTATCGGCTCCTAAAACCGAAATAGAATGCTTTTCCATACTTGTTAAATTATTAAATGTTGATTTTAGAACCACACTAACATTCTTGGGGTCTTCCAATAAAAATTGAACACTGGAAACATCTCTTTAAGTGTGGTAGTTATTTTTCCTGTAATATTTTTCAGATGTCTTATTCGCAAATAATTAACAGTCACGATATAATCAACTCCAAAACGTAGTCCTATTTGCGAAAGAAGCGATTTCAAGAATATTTTTATATGTTGCTTTGCATCAGTAATTGAACGATAGCCAAAATCAATGTTAGCTACATACTTGATACGCTTGCGTCTCATTTATTTTTCAGCTTGTTATTAAATTTGATCTTTCCATTTTTATATAAATCAATTTTCTTTTTACGACATTTCCGTTTTAACTCTGTCCAATATTCTGTTGGGTATTGCTTAGAGTGTTTACGAACAGGAGGAGATAGTATAGATTGTATAAGCCGCTTGCTAACATTGAACATAGCGGCCAATTTTCTTTGACTATATCCCTCACGGGCCAAAATTTGAATAGCTTGGCGTTGTTCTGGAGACAACTTAGCGCGACCATCAAACTTGGTTCCTGCCAACTTGATATTCTCAATTTTCAATGGCATATTTATTACTGTTTTAATGTGAATAGATTTTATAGTTTTATATGGTGTGAATAGTTGTCCACTTTAACCATTGTTTAACACAAAAGGCTGCTCTATTTTATTAGAACAGCCTTTGCTTTACAGACATCACTTTAACTATGGTCGATTGTACCTTAGTCCGTCTGTATGAATAAACCATTTCTTTAAACTTCCGTCCGGCTTCTTTACTTTCTCAATATCCACTGTTAACCAATGAATAGCTCCCTCACCGAACTTAATTTCCCTTTTAGTTGGGTGCCTCCAATAATCAATTGTTTTATTGTTTTCCATAATCAATTATCGTTTATGACTACTGCATCATTTTACTTTTCATGATCTACAAACACAAATATATTCTCCGGCAACTTTATATTCCTCATAGCGTCCATCCCAATGATTTAACACAGAGCACCAACCATCCTCACTTATGATTGAATCCAGCCAATCACTCAAAGAATCAGTAGTACTTTTAGCAGCCACAGCTTCGCGCCATAAATACTCATATTCACCATCATTATGTACTCTATCACTAGCTATATTGTTCAGTTCGTCTTCTGTACCAATATAATAATCAATACCATTTGCACAATACAGTTGTTCACCATAGGGGCATTCTTCAAATGTATCATTTAAATCACCGAATGTACATCCCAAATGTATTCCCAAAGCGACAAAGCGTTTTGCTTCATCTTCGTCACATTCACGTAAATCCATTACTTGTTGAATGATTTCTCCTGTGGCAACAAACCCTTCCTCACCCATGTCAAAAACTGCTTCCAGTTCTTCTGTTAACGCATCCTCTTCTTCTTCAACAAGGTCACAAATACTATTTATAACTTCTTCAATGTTACCTGGAAGTGGATCGTACAGCCAACCATGACCATATCTGTATCCTTTATCCACATACAGCTCTTTTATAGCAAGAAAGAAACATTGCACATTGTAGTCTGATAGGTTATGTTTTAAGCTCTTGTTTGACAATCCAAGAATATATTTAATGGGATTGTTGCCCATTTTCTCGTAAATAACATTTCTCACTTGCACTAGAGCAACATTACTAATATTAAAGTTTTTGACAATAATTTGGAAAGAAATGCTATCAAACTGTTCACGGTAATGCTCGTTATATGTTTTAAACAACTCCACAAAGTAATTGTAGTCGTTAACATATTGCTCACTGTTTAAATATTCGTCTTGACGAACTGTACCGCCAGACATACCTCCTAGATGGCATTTCTTCCAAAATTCCAGAAGTTTTGTTTGTCCTTCTGTACGTGGAATTATGTGATCATCGCATTGCCCAGCACACATACCTCCAGAACCACATACCGATACACTAAAACCTTGATTAAACTCTTGCAATGTTTCACGGTTTCTACGAGTAAAATTTTCTTTATACACTTCAAATTCTACAGTCCAACTATTTTTATTTTCGTCCCGGAACTGCACAGAACGTTTGAATATTATATCTCTCATTACCAGTAATAATAACTATATTTTAATAAGCCAGAGAAAATACTTGTTTCACCCTGGCTTATTCTATCTGTTTTGAACAAACTATTTACGCCATTCACTAATCTTTGCTGCCACATCAATATTATTGTCATCCAGCATTTTCTTTAGTAGCCCAATCAAACGCCAACCTTCTCTATTCTCATACAACTTTGCCTTCTTGTTCAAAAAAGCAAGGGATGTATTTTTACTCAATGTTTTTCCATTGTCGTCAATGATAACACAATTATGAAAACGAATCATGTTCTGCATTGTAAAGAACGCCCCAGCCCCCTTGTAAGCATCTAGCCATGCTGCACTTTGAGGAGCCTCCCAGTGCATTTTGATACGCCTTTTATTGAACTCCTGTACCGCCCGCCAAAGTTCATAGGTATTCTCGGCATGTTGTATTTTATGCACTGCAAACAACAATGGCCTAATTACTTTTTTATCAAAATCATCTACAAAAATGTTTTGACCATTGATACGTTTATATGGTATCCCTTTACATTTTCTCAATTTCAACTCCTCAAATCTCTTTTTGAGTTTCTCGATATAGTCTTTTGCCATATCTAATACCACTTTCTTATTGAACCAGCGATTCCGATCTCTGAAATTATCAACATCACCATTTTGCATCATTTTGTGCTGGGCATACAACTCATTATTTAGCATTTTCCACTGATATTCATATCCCATACTACGAATCACCTCTGTAACTCCAATCGGCTTATAAGCACCGTATGTATGGGTGGTTATATAAATTATACGGAACATCTGTGCCATTACCCAACGTCTGAATAATTGGCGATTAGGAATTGTGCCTTGAATGATAATAGCCTGGAAGATTGGATCGTCTTCTTTCAAGATACTAATGACACCGTCTCTTTTTGAAGCTATAAACTCCAAGCCATCGGCGCTTTGCATTGCAAAAAGCTCACTAACATCAACACCGGCTTTCTTTAGGGCTTCGATGCGTTCTTTGGCTTTTGGTTGGTTAGCTGTAAGCGTAAACTCTGTACCACACTCAGGACATTCAAATTTTAACTGTTTCATAACTTATTAATAATTTAATTTTAATCTGATTATTTATTTCTCTATCGTAATCCAGTGTTTGAGAATTACTAAATCTCTGTCTTTGTTGCTTTGCCAAAACCATTTACCCATCTTATCGGTGTTCCAACTTATACCCAATATTATTTGACAGAGAATGTATAATTCCAATTCAACTTGTGCTATATCTCGGCCAACTCCAAACAACATGTCTTCATCCTCCAAATCTTTATCAGACAAAGCCTTAAAGTATTTTCGGCTTTTACATTCACTCATTGTTGATGGAATAGAATGTTTATATCGAATGTATAAATGTTCTACATGAGACAGGAACTCATCAAGAGAAGTACACAATTCCACCCCTAAGTTTCCTTCATACTGCGAATTCCGTATAACATATTGACCGTTGAGTTTGAAACTTTGTGTTTTAAAATCTACTTTAAACTTTGCTCCACTCTTTACAGCCTGTATTGATTCTTGATAAATATTTTTCATGATTTTTACTTTTGATTTTACACTCAAACCTTTGACACATTTCTTTAAAAGTCTGATATTAACATCCAGAATACGCCGGAATATAGGTTTATAAAACCGTAGATGCCGGCGTAATTGTCGGATAGTTGTTAAACGCAAGGCTCTTGTATAAATGAAAGTTGTGTTACTTATTAAACAGCCCTCATTTAGCGTGACGCATGTCTATATGCTTATGATATATACTGTATCAAGTAAGATACCCGCGTAATCCTAGGTCATACATAGGATGACCGTCATCACGCGGACATCATATCTTGTCCAGTATGTTAAATTACTAAATCTCAGACTGTAAACTTTGCGTTAAGTAATAAGTTGTAATTCTCAAAATATTGGCACATTTCTATACTTATTCGATTTAGAGCTGGTGTGATCAGGAACGGACCAGTACAATTAGTACACGGTCCTTCCTGATATATAACCAGCTATATAAATGATATTTCTTGAATTACATTTCTGTGCTAAATAGTTATCCTCATAATACCGATACATTACTTTACCAAATAGATGTATTCCGGTTGGATATTCCTGGAGCAGATGAGTTATCGACTCATAGATCCAGGAAACTGCTCACCGGAACAGTAAACAAATGTATTCCTTGGATAGCTTCAGATGTATTTCGTTTATTTTACAAGTTCTCAAACAATTGGCACATCTCTTTACTCTCATGATAATTATAAATATGACCTGATCGAGAACCTGAGGTGAAGAGGCTATGCAGCCTTGTAACCTCTGGTGAACGATCAATAGTTCATACTTAGAATATGAAAACATTTTCTTGAACTTGCCTGCTGTGCTGCTTTATAAACCCTCATAACAATCGACACATTTCTTTATCTTCATTGATATAATCCAGATGATTATATGGTGCCCGGAGTAGATACTGAAGGATGTAATCCTTCAAGGATAGAATCGGGGCACCTAATATATAATCTGGATATAAAACATTTATTCCTTGGATTTATTTGCTGTGTGTTCAGATTGTAATTACAATATTGCAACTAATGTATTGTAGACCGCTCGTCTCGTTAAAATAGCATTCTGCATACACCCAATTGTCAAATAGCCTTCAATTTCCTTACTTTTAGATTTATTTCGATTAGCCTTAACATTCCGACCAATGCCTCTAACAACACAACCATCAGGCTTATCTTTAACATAGCCAAGGCCACCGACTTTATGTTTCCCTGTTTCAACAGCTCTTAGGCAATCCATAACAAATTTATTCAACTCATTAATGTCAGCCCTCACATTGCACACTGGAAGAATTTGTGTGGCCCAACTATATTCGCCATTCCCTTTATACAAATATCGGTTAACCGAATCCACAGCCTTCTTCAACGTAATACCACGTTTTCTGATGGTTCTTGATTCTATTTCTTTCTGGAAGGTTTTAAGGCGATTGGGAGAGAAAGAAATCATATTCCCCTTAATACTAAATCCCAGAAATTTAAACCACTTGTCCATAGTCAGGTACTCTACCTTCTTAGGATTTAATTTCATTGATTTTTCAGCCAATTTCTTTTGTAAAATGCTCATTGCCTTTTCATAATCCGGGCCAACAAATAGCATATCGTCAGAATATCTCACATAAGAACCATTCATTTTTGATAGCTCTTCATCTAACTCGTACAACAGGACATTGGCTAGCCAACTTGCCACAGCACACCCTTGTTTAAGTGATTGGTATTTGTCACATAGCTTGTTGTTCTCATCAAAATACAACCCGCAATGATAATATTTTCTCAATACATCAATCAAGGCAGAATGACCATGTTTAGCTTCCACCTGGTCAAAAGCAGCATCAATGAACTGGATTGGAACACTATCAAAGTACTTGCTCAAATCAGATTTCCAACCTACACAACCATCACTCTGCATATCAACAATGGTGTGACTTACTTCCAGAACCACTTTACCGCAACCAATACCGGTCTGATATGACTTACAAGCAGGGTGAATCATCTCAGGCATTAAATCAAACAATAAATCATTTGCAATGCTTAAAATTATCCGATCAATCGGTTCGTTTACATATACTGTGCGAAATTCTCCATTATCCTTTGGTATCTGCGCAGTGTGTGGTGGCGTTATCTGATATTTACCGCTTAACATGGCTTCTGCCATACGAATTCTTGTAGGTTCTTCAGTTAACTTGATAAGATCACTCTTCCGAATATCCTTCAGAACACCTTTCTCAATTGCTTTTGTCCATCTATCAATGTCGAAAAACATTGTAAGAATCTTGTCTTTCATTTTATATTTCCCTTCTTTTTAAGTTGTTCTTTATACCTCCTGTGTTCACGAATCGTTGCTGCCCATTCTTCTTTGGTAGGTTTGTATCGCCCATCCGCTTTGCGTTGTTTTAAATTCTCTTTACTTTTTAAGTATTTATCTGGGCAACAAATAAATTGGATAAGTCTCTTGCTTACTCCAAACATTTTGGCAAGTTTAGAGTAACTAAGTAACTCATTTTCCCTCAACCATTTTATATATTCTTTTTGGTCTGGAGCGAGTTTTATTCGTCTATCATATTGAGTTCCGGCGATACGAATCTTTTCAGATTTGTACGGCATCGTTTTGAGGAAACATTAAATCATCATGCAGGTTATTTGGACATCGTTCATCAAACCAATGCCAGACATCGAGTTTTGAAGTTCCGGCTAAGAAGTTGAGAAAGTCCTTTTCAATCTCGTCATCATTGTTGACTGGAATATCCCCAAACATTTCCCATAATTCTGAAAGGGTGCATAATTCTACATGTTCTTCACAAATGCTACACCAACAATCTTCCTCTTCTATTGAATCGTTGTATCTGATTTCACGTGTATTCGGATTTACCCATGCCCTTTCTTCAACATCACTACTTCCACATTTAGGGCAATACAATGTGTCTAATGACCTTTCTACTTGTATCCCCTTCTTTTTAAACACTATGTCAAACTTTTTAAGATTTGAAAGTTCTGTAAGAACCATTTCTGTTATAAAAGCCTTCATCTTATCTATTTGTTCATCAGAAGATGTGCCCCATATATTAGCCGCAGCTTGTACTGCATTTTGCATTGAGAAACATATTTGCGTCCAGTCATCGTACTCTTTTTTATCTTCGAGGATTTCATGGATTAGCATTTTCGCTCTCTCAATGTATTCTTGATTGAATGATTTTGATGTTTCCATATAACTTCGCAATTAGTTTAATTTGTTATACAATTCTCTTTCGGTCGCATTTGCTTCACGATACAGCATATATACACCACCAAGAGTTGAGTTGTAAATAAGAGTGTATCCATCTTTGTGATGTACGGAATCAGTGCCATTATTTACCCACCTAGGTTCTTCGCAGCGAATATCATCGTCAGTCCATTCATCGCTATCCCATTGCTTCAGATAATCAATAACAGCTTCTCCATTCGCATCGGTGAATACAGTTCCATACCCTTTGCCATCATACAGTTTATTGCATTCGTCCAGCATGTCTCCGTACTGGACATCAACGATAATTCTATATAATTTTTGGGGAACAATTGATCTTTGTGACATAATTATCTTTTCTTATTTCGTTTCCGGTCTTTTCTTATTTGCTTCTTGTTACGTCCATTTTTTGTTGAGGAGCCTTTATATGTAGGAGGAACCCGTCTCCACGGAGTCGTTTTTTCTTCATAATCTTCTACTTTCTCAAAATAGACAGTAGGTGGGTTTTCAAATAATATCATATCTTTCCACTTTGAATATTAATCTATTTCATTTAATACCAAATTTCTCACATTTTCGATTTTATACATCATTTCATTAGCGTACAAAACCATCTGTTCAAACGATGTCCTATCTTGAATCAAATCTTCTGGACGCGACATTGAAACATGTTCATAATCGGAAATTTGATTATCAAGATTATCATCAGAGCCAATTATTGCAATTATTTGATTTATCAATTCCTCTTTACTCATTTCTAGTTTATTTTGATTTTTTTTTGTTCTTAGGCTTTTTAATTGATTGAAGCCCCTTTTCAGCTCTTTTTAAACAGACTTTGCATATTCCAACGTTTGAAATATTATTTCTAAAGATAGAATACTCATAATCTTCTATTTTCCCATCCTTATCATACCATTTCCTGTTCCATCCACGAGAACACATAGGATAACCCGGATTAGAAAAATCACCATCATAAAGATGTGTTACCATGTTTTCACCATTATCACCACGAAAGACTCCGGTTATATATTCTTTACCATTAATATTCATATCTGATTTGTTTTACACTATTAATATTATCCTTCTTTCTATACGAAGTAAGTTGTGATTTATGTCAGGAGCAAACCATACAAGATACCATTCTCCTTTTGTAAATCCTTTCCACATTTTACCTTCATATCTTCCTGTGGGTATCGAGGTAGAATATTCTTTTAGTCCTTTAAACGTTTGTTCGTTCATAAGGGCATGGGTATCATCTAACTCGATAAATCTTCTGTGAGGTTGTCTCCAATTTCTCCCTAATGGATCGGTGATTGGCGGTATTATCTGTTCTCCGTTCATTTATAAACTATTTAAAGTTACCAAACCCTAATATCACAGTCTCTAAAATAGTATTCCAGTTCTTTTAGCCCTTCCAAACTATGTAGCCCACCCTCACCAACAACTTCAATATCAACAGATATTTTATAGTCTGTTTTAATGCTTACATTTGAGTTGTTGAAAGTTTTTTTCACGCATTCTAAAATGCTTGAAGAATCAGCTTCGTTTTTTACTATATTGATTATCATTGTTCTATATATTTTGATTATGCAACATCATCTAACGGTCCACTATATACACACCCATCTGCATAATACAGTCTGTCTTCATACTGATTATTATGCAGTTCTTCTCTGATTGCATCTTCATTATCAGCCCAATACT